TCATATGAGCAGTTTCAGAGCCTTCCACCTTGGGCGCAGCATTTCGCACAGGGACAAATGAAGCAGCATGGTGGCAAGGGCGGTATGCCCGGAGCAGGACCGTCACCATACGGCCAGTTTCAGCAACAGCAAGGTCTAGCAGGGCTAATGCAGAACGCACAGCAGGGCCAAGGCGTTAGGGGTTTGTCGGGGTCAATCACCCCTTCTGGTCCTGTTACTACCCCGGCGTCTGCTAATCTGCCCACCTCGGTGATGTAATGGCTACCTCTGGCACTACCACATTCAATCTTGATCTGACCGATCTGGTCGAAGAAGCGTTCGAGCGTTGTGGTGCGGAGCTTCGTTCAGGTTACGATCTCAAGACTGCAAGGCGTAGTCTCAATTTGCTTTTTGCTGATTGGGCTAATCGCGGGATTAACCTATGGACTGTTGCTCAGGCTAGTATTGCCCTTATCCCGGGCACTGCGACGTATCCTCTCCCGGCTGATACCGTAGATCTGCTTGAGCACGTTATTCGCACAGGCGCTAATAATGCTTCCACGCAGTCAGACTTGACGATCACGCGCATCTCGGTATCTACCTACGCCACGATTCCTAACAAGCTGCAACAGGCTAGGCCAATTCAGGTCTATATCAACCGCCAAGCGCCTATTCCAAACATCACAGTTTGGCCTGTTCCAGATGCTTCGCAGACCTACACTTTTGTGTATTGGTATCTTCGCCGTATCCAAGATGCTGGCACTGGCGTGAACACGATGGATGTGCCGTTCCGGTTCATCCCTTGCATGGTTGCGGGTCTGGCCTACTACCTTGCGTTAAAGATTCCTGATGGGATTCAGCGCCTTGAGACCCTCAAGGCACAGTACGACGAAGCTTGGGATCTGGCATCATCTGAAGACCGCGAGAAGGCAGCGATTCGGCTTGTCCCAAGGCAGATGTTCATAGGCTGATATGGAAAAGTACCAGACGCCGCTTAAGAAGACCTTTAACAAGGCTTTGGATAAGTACGAGCGGCTTTCTAAGGAAAACCCAGACTCGAAGTTTGCACTTGACATGGCTCCGGGTTCTGGAATTGCCACCTCTTTAGCCGATAGCGCCGTAGACCTACGCAAAGAGAACTACCCCGATGCAGCACTGGATTTGCTAGGGGTTGTTCCCGGCGCAAAGATGGTCAAAGCCAAGGGGTTCCTTGACAAAGCAAAGCAGATGTATGGTAGCGGCAGAGCAAATCTAGCAAGAACAACAGATAAAACTAGCGATGCCGTGACCTATGTCGAGAATAAAGATGCCGTAGCTAAAAGCCGGGGCAACGGCATGAAGAAGGGCGGCAAGGTCTCTGCTCCCAAGGCTTGTCGTGGCGATGGCTGCGCTCAACGTGGTAAGACCAAGGGTCGGTTTGTCTAAGCATGGGCAATAGGTTTGCTTCAGGCAAGAACTCCATTGCGGAGTGTGATAGGTGTGGCTTTCGCTACAAGCTGACTGCGCTCAAGAAGGAAGTTGTAAAGACTAAAACGTATAACCTGTTGGTTTGTCCTACCTGCTGGACCCCAGACCAGCCGCAACTGCAACTGGGTATGTATCCGGTAGATGATCCACAGGCAGTACGAGAACCACGCCGGGACTTGAGCTACTACCAGTCAGGTCTCACAGCCATCGGGACGTATGGCGAAGGTAGTCGAGTGTTTCAATGGGGCTGGAATCCGGTTGGTGGAGCCAGCAGTTTCGATACCTTGCTAACGCCAAACTACTTGGTAGCACAGGGGATTGTTGGTACAGTCACGGTAGTGACGACATAAGGAGGCCGCATGGCTAAGGAAAATGGTAAGTCTGACATGGCTCAAGATAAAGCCATGATCAAGAAGGCTTTTAAGCAGCACGATGCTCAAGAGCATAAGGGCGGCAAAGGTACGTCCCTGAAGCTCAAGAAGGGTGGCCCAACGACTGATGACCGTATGCGTCTTGGCCGTGGCTTGTCTCGCGTGGCTAGTCAAAAGACGGGTTGAATCATGGCTAAATACAGTCAAAAACAAGGCGGCAAAGAAGTTGGTCCTGCCAGCGTTTACGCAGAGCCCCACACTATGTCAGGCAAGCCTCTCGCACTCAAAGACGTAGGCATCAAGCCTAAAATGGTTCCTAGAGAACAAGAGTGGACGCCAATGTGCGGTGTTGCGATTAGCAACTCGATCACTACTGAGTCTCGGGATGTAAAGACTGACGGCATCAAGATCCGTGGGACTGGCGCTGCTACCAAGGGAACTATGGCTAGAGGTCCGATGGCATGAACTATTCGGCGCTTGTATCTGCGATCTCCTCTTACACGGAGAATCAATTCCCGACTGCGGACATGAATACGTTCATTACGCAAGCGGAGCAGCGGATATTTAACAGCGTCCAGTTTCCATCACTTCGCAAGAACGTGACGGGGGCAACAACGGTCAACACACCGTACATTGCTTGCCCCACAGACTTTCTGTCTGCGTACTCAATGGCGGTCTACACGGGGAGTGGGGCATACACATTCTTGCTCAACAAGGATGTGAACTTCATTCGTGAAGCGTACCCAATACCAGCGACTCCCGCAACTGTGGGTACACCCAAGTATTACGCGCTGTTTGGTCCAGACTCTACAAACGCCAAAGAACTAGTGTTCATTGTCGGTCCCACGCCCGATGCCATCTACAGCGTAGAACTGCATTACTTCTTCTATCCCGAGTCAATCACCACAGTATCGGGCGGGCAGACATGGCTCGGAGATAACTTTGACACTGTCTTGCTTTATGGTGCTCTTGTTGAAGCCTACACCTATATGAAGGGTGAGGCGGACATGATGGCCCTGTACGATGGCAAGTACAAAGAAGCCCTTGTGTTGGCTAAACGTCTGGGCGACGGTCTGGAGCGTCAGGATGCGTATCGTTCTGGTCAGTATCGCCAACCTGTGACTTGATATGGCAATAACGCAAACGATGACGACAAGTTTCAAGGCAGAACTGCCGCAAGCAGTTCACGACCTTTTGATGGATACCATCCAGATGGCTTTGTATACATCTGAAGCCACGCTGAACGCTGACACAACTACCTATGCACTTACAGCCAATGAGGTTGTAGCGGAAGGCTATACAGCAGGGGGCATTGTACTGACAGGTGCAACCATCCTCACAGCGAACAATGTGGCGTACATCAGTTTTGACAACCCAGTGTTTAACGCCGCATTGACTGCGCGTGGGGCATTGATCTACAACGTGACAGCAGGGGGCAAGTCTATTGCCGTTCTGGACTTCGGTGCGGATAAAATATCTAACGCCACGTTCACCGTCACCTTCCCCGCTAACACTTCAAATTCCGCAGTCCTGAGAATCGCGTAGGAGTTACTATGCCAACTGTATGGACTCCCATCCAAAACGGACAAACGGTCACTTGGGTTAACGACAGTAGCGCAGTGGTTTTGTGGGGCAATGATGCTATGCAAATAGTTTCTTGGACTAGCAACTCCACACCTGTATGGACTCCGGTGAATACTACTTGATGAGAATACCATGACCGTACCATATAGCTTTGCAGCCCAAGTTGGGACGCTACCGTTGTCGCAGTTGGATGCCAACTTCGCCACACCGTTCGTTATTGGTGTTACCACCATTACGCTGGGAGACACAGTACTAACGCTGGACGGTGTGACGTTCACCAACACCACGCTCACGCCACCTTTGACGATGACGGGCACATCGGCATCACCGATTCTAACCCTTAACCAGACGGGTTCCGGGAATGCGTTCGTTGTTGAAGATAGCGCCAGCCCTGACTCCACCCCGTTCGTCATTGACGCAAACGGAAATGTTGTTATTGGTGACACCTCGACTACCCCAACAATCTTTGGGGGCACTCCACAACTGAGCGTAGCTGCAACTGGTAATCTTTATCAAGCCTTGGCATCGTTTAGAAACGATACATTTGCTCCTTGGATTGTCCTTGAAAAATCAAGAGGAACTACTGTTGGCACTCAAGGATTGGTGCAAGTTGGAGACATCCTTGGGCAGATTGCATTTGCAGGATCAAACGGGACAGCGTTTACCCGTGGGGCACAGATTTCGGCAGTTATTGATGCGGGGACGCCATCGGC